CGAAAAAGTAGGGCAGGCCTTGGGTCAGGCTCTTGCCGGGCATGCCGGGGTTGTAGAGCATCTTGCCCATCTCGTCCTGGCTCTTTTCCAGCTTGGCCGACATGTACACGTGCTTGCCGGGCAGGTCACGGAAAGACCGAATCAGCTCTTGCATGGTGGTGTTCATCTCGCCGTAGGCCGCGCGACCGTCCTTGTTCTTCTTCATCTCGTGGTTCAGCACCACCTCAGCCACCTCGCTGATCGAGTCCAGCGCCACCGACTGAAAGCCTGCCGCCTCCGCGCTGTCCTTGCACCAGGCGTAAGCCTCGCGCAGGTCGTCCATCGATGCGACCTCAATGTAGGGCAGGTCTGCGTCCTGAATGGACAGCAGGCCACCCTCAGACGAGAGCACAATCGGGTTGGGCAGGGTTTTGATCAGGCTGGTTTTACCCGCGCCTGCCTGCCCGTAGACGAGCAGCTTGACTCCGTTGGCGGTCAGGCCGCCAGTGCTTTTTAAATTGATTGCCATTTTCGGCACTCCTTCTTTGGTTGCTGCGCCTTCGGCCAATTCCGTTCGCGCAGTGGTTGCAACTTTACCGGATTTCCGGTTAAGATGTCAACACCCCATGAAAATTTATTTGGAAGGACGGAAATGAAGACGCAGGAAGCCATCGACTATTACGGCAGCACCAAGAAGCTGGCCGATGCCTTGGGCATTTGGCCGCAGGTGATCTACACGTGGGGCGAGACCCCCCCCATGGCCAGGCAGTATGAACTGGAGGTCAAGACCGAGGGAACGCTGAAAGCAGACCGCAATGATGACCAAAGCTGAAGCCGCCCTCACTTATGCCTCTTGGGGCTGGCATGTCATACCTGTGGTGCCAAATGGGAAAGTTCCCGCAACGCAACATGGCGTGAAAGACGCAACGACCGACCCAGTGCAAATTGCCAGGTGGTGGGCGCAAAACCCAGACTTCAACATCGGCATCGCAGCAGGGGAGCGCTCCGGCATCGTGGTCTTTGACGTAGACCCGCGCAACGGTGGCGACGAATCTTGGTCAAAGTGGCTGGACGATAACGGGCAGGTGCCGGACGGTGCTGCCATGCAAATGACAGCTGGTGGGGGTGAGCATCACATTGCCATCTACGACCCTGAGATCAGGTCTTGCAAACTGACCGAAGGTGTCGACCTGTTGGCCGATGGGCGCTATTTTGTGGCCTTCCCATCAACCATTGAAGGCAGACGGTACGAATGGGAAGCATCATCCGATCCGTTCGACGGGGTGGCACCTTTTACGGTACCAGACCAATGGATGACAGCCTACCGCTCCTTGCGAAAGCCTGCCGAGCGCCAGCAGGTTTTGACAGGCGGTGGGTTGATTCAAGGCAGCCGCAACAACGGTCTGACAGCCATGGGCGGTGTCATGCGCCGCTACGGGTTCTCAGAAGCCGAGATCATGGCCTCGCTGTCGATCGCTAACGAAACCCGCTGTGAGATTCCCCTGCCTTCCTCTGAGTTGTCCCAGATCGTTCGGTCGGTTTCCCGATACGAACCCGAGGGGGATGTGGCTGCCGACACAGGATTGGGCTACGAAGCTGCCGAGGCTATTCTTGCCGCAACCAAGGCCGAAACCCAAGAATACTATTTCACCCGCGCAACGTCCTATCTTGGCCAGCCTGCCCCTCTGAAATGGATCATCAAAGGGTGGATGCCCGACAGCGCTGTCAGCATGGTCTACGGTGAGTCCGGGGTTGGAAAGACCTTTATCACCCTGGACATGGCCTGCCACATCGCCGCTGGCATGCAATGGCACGGACACAAAACCAAGGCCGGTCTGGTGGTCTACATGGCCGGTGAAGGCAACTACGGCATCCGGCAGCGCGTGACAGCCTGGTGCAAAGCGCACGGTGTCCAGACTTTGGACAACCTCCTGATCTCCAACAAAGCGATTGACGTGGACAGCCCAGCCGCTGCAGCCCAGATCATCAATGCTGTGCGAGAAGTCACGCAAGAGGACGCTGTGGCCTTGTTCATTGATACGGTGAACAACCACATGTCTGGCGACGAAAACAGCGCCAAAGACACCCGCAACATGCTCAACGCCTGCAACATCGTCTCCCGCGCACTCAACGCCAGCATCTGCCTTAACCACCACACAGGACACGCCGCAGACTCCAAACAACGAGCACGAGGCTCTTCAGCTTGGAAAGCCTCGCTGGACGCTTCAATTTTGGTGGCCAAGACCGAGGGCAGCATTGAAATCGCCTGCACAAAGATGAAGGATGCCGAACCCCCGAAGGCATTTTTTGGCAAGCTCGAAGTCGTCCCGCTTGGCTGGATTGATGAAGATGGCGAGGAAATCAAAGGCGCTGTTTTCAAAATTGAGGAAAACCCGCCAGAGAAAAAAGAGAAAAAAGAATCTGAAATTCAAAAAGATATTCGGAAATTCACAAATGCTTGGTGGCATTCAGGCGCCGAGGAAAGAAATAACAGCCCATATATTTCAAGAAGCGCATTGATTGATTATTTAATGTCCAACGAGGGATTATCTGAATCGACCGCAAAAACATATTCTCAGGAAAGTAAAAAGGGGCGATTGATTTATAACCTGCTGAACTCGCAAATAATCTCCCCAACAGAGCACGGATGGATGGTGATCGACGACGCAACGGCAAGCATGCTGATGGTCAGAAAGGCTGGAAAATGACTGGGACAATTGGGACAGGATGGGACAAACTGGGACATTTGTCCTTGGGACAAGACGTCGGTAGCCTGGGACAGGACAGGACACACACCTATAGGGTGTGTCCCATTGTCCCAGCAACGATGTGGATAACTTTGACCCAGAAAGGGGCGATCTGTGGATAAGTGTGAAAAGTGCGGTTCAGGCAACATGAAGGTGGGTTGGACGTGCACAGCGTCAGGTTCAACGGTATTTCCTTGGTATTGTGAGGACTGCGATTTTGTATTTGCAAAATACGTAAAAAAGGAAATCGCAGAGAAATTAAATGCAGACCTAAAATATGGCGAACTGAAATTGGTTAAAACCAGAACGCAAAAATATATTGAGCGAACTGGGAAACAAATCAATTGCGAAGTGTGTGGATTGAATGAGGGTGAGCTGCATCACTGGGCACCGCAATATTTGTTTGGCTCGGCTGCTGATCTGTGGCCCACAAGTTATCTTTGCCGCGCATGCCACAAACATTGGCATGATCTTGTAACCCCGAACATGGGAAAATCGAAATGAACGTCCATCCAGATTTTTCAACATGGCAACATGAAACGCTTGTCAAATTTGCATCTGACTGCTACAGCCAACTTTTGGCAGAGCAAGAAGCAAACAAACAAATTCGTCTCGATTTCAAAGAGGCAATGCAACTGGTACGAATCCTCAACATGAAGGAAAATGCAGCATGAACACAAAATCACACAACCCCGCCGACAAGGTCGAGCAGTGGCCCATCGACAAGCTCATCCCCTACGCCAAGAACTCGCGCACCCATTCCGAAGAACAGGTCGCCCAGATCGCTGCCTCGATCAAGGAATGGGGATTCACCACCGCAGTCCTGGTCGATGAGTCCGGCAGCATCATTGCCGGTCATGGTCGCCAAAGGCTGGTCAGACGCCCAGAAAAAGGCCTACGTGCTGGCCGACAACAAGCTGGCCCTGAACGCCGGGTGGGACAACGATCTGCTGGCGCTCGAGTTGGCCGAGTTGGGCGACTTAGGCTTTGACCTCGAACTCACAGGCTTCTCAGACGAGGAAATCAAAGCCTTGATGCCGGTGGAAGTCGAAGAAGGCCTGACCGACCCAGACGACGCTCCCGCGCTGGCCGAGAACCCAATCACCCGCCCAGGCGACGTTTGGGTCATGGGCAAGCACCGCCTGCTGTGTGGCGACTCCACCAGCGTTGACGACTTGGCCAAGCTCTGCGAATCCCAAGCCGTGGACATGTGGCTGACCGATCCACCCTACAACGTGGCCTACGAAGGTGGCACCAAGGAAAAGCTGACCATCAAGAACGACTCGATGGGCGACGACCAATTCCGGCAGTTCTTGCGCGATGCTTACACCGCAGCCGACACGGTCATGAAAGCCGGTGCAGTTTTCTACATCTGGCACGCCGACAGCGAAGGCTACAACTTCCGAGGCGCAGCCAAAGACGCTGGCTGGACGGTGCGTCAGTGCCTGATCTGGAAAAAGTCCAGCCTGGTGCTCGGTCGCCAGGACTATCAGTGGCAGCACGAACCCTGCCTCTACGGGTGGAAAGAGGGCGCTGGCCACCTTTGGGCGTCCGACCGCAAGCAGACCACCATCCTCGAGTTCGACAAACCATCGCGCAACGGCGAGCACCCGACCATGAAGCCCGTGGCGCTCTTTGAGTACCAGCTGCTCAACAACACCAAAGGCGGTGACATCG